CTAATCATCGCAACATAAAGCACGGACAAAGGGCGTCATTTCCTCGTCCTGATGGTCTTCTATCAGCTTGTCCGTCCTTTCGTCCATAATGCACAGGACGCTTGAATAAAGGCCGTCAGCAAATAGCGATTGCTTGGTGGCAACAACAAGCGCATGTACTGCATAGCCGGACTGCTGGCCATTGCCATCTACAACATAACAGTTGATGTTGTCTCCTGGCTTTAAGGGGGGCATGATGATTTTTCTGTTGTTTCAATCCGCGCATCCGCAGGGATGCGAAAAGTTACAGGGGGAATTCGTCTTCAATTACTATTCCACTCCATCCCCTGGCCGTTTTCGATTCGGGGGCTGGGGTGGCAGCTGCTCTCCGGCCAGCGTCCTGGACGGCCCTGGGCACTCGGACGGCTCCCACATGATCCGCCAGCCCTCCCGGAGGGAGCGTTCCCGGCAGGGCGTGCGGTTCGTAGGTTTCCACGCCCGTTTCATCCGCCATCTTCCGGGCGGCGGCCCGGCCCCGGTTGATCACCGTGTAATTCAGATGGCGGACGTGTTCAGGCTTGGCATGTTTCTGTAGCTGGTCATAGACATTCTTTCCCGTGCAGGGCAGATGCAGCTGATCCCGCACAACCTCCGCCAGATATTCCGGCCCGGTTTCATAGCGTTGCATGCTATCCCGGAGGATGTGCAGTGCCTTGTCCATTTCCGTGTAGGTGTTGTCTCTGATGGCTTCATATCCCAGGTAGGCGGCAAAACGATTGTAAATTAGCGTATAATCTTTTTGTGACGCCTTGGTGAAAGATTCCGTGTGTCCGGTGGCTTTCCAGGTCTCGTCGTGCCGCCATTCTTCCAGGGACGGCACCGGGCAGCCGTATGCTTGCAGCTGCTTGTAGGCCCGGACGGCCAGCTGCGCCAATACGGCCTTTTGCTTATTTGATAATGACTTTTCCATTGTCGCTGCGTGGTTTAATGGCTTTGATGCGTGCAGTTTCTTCATTGTATTCCCTGATCACCCGGATCAGGTTGTTTTTCCGGTCTTCCTCCATGCTGTAGATGATACTTTTTCCGCCTTCCGGCGTGATCACCGTTACGTCGTAGAGGCCGGAGGGCCGTTTCCGGCATTTGTATTTAGTCGTCACTCCTGGTGCTTCTCTCTACGTAAAACGTTTCATCCTGCTTGATTTGCATGCCCAGCTTGGCGAGTTTGTGAGGCTTGACATGCAGGCGGATCGCATCCTTGTCCGGGGTTACTTTGGTGACCAGGTAGGCCCTGCGGCGGGTGCTCTTGAGCAGGGCTACAACCTTGTCCCAGGTCCAGCCCGGCGCGGGCTTGAGGGAGGGCTGCCCCAGGCGGTAGCCGTAGGTAGTCAGGGCGGTGGTGCCGGATTTACGGCCCCTGGCAAACAGCTCGTCCCTGCGGGGGGAGGCCCATTGCTCGGCCAGTTTGGTGAGCCGGGCAATCTCCCTGGCCAGTTCGCTGATTTTGGGATCATGCTCGGTGAGCACTTGCTGCATGGCGGTCTCCTTGGCGGCCTGCAAGGTGTCCAGTTCAACACCCTTGCGGGCGATGTCGTCTAGGGTCTGACAAAATTCAGCCTTGTCCTTAATAACCTGCTGGTCGGTTGCTTTAGTGGTTGTGCGTATTTTACCCATGGTTGCGTGTGTGTTGTTTGTTGAGTTGTTTTCTCTTTTTGGCCAGCATGTTTACGACATGCTGCCAGGTAAGGTCTGGCGTGGCGCTGAGCCACTCCAGAAATCGCTCTCCATCTACAGGGACGTAGTACTGTCCGAGCTGCTCCAGCCGGATGGCGATCATGCCCGGCCAGCGGGGGTCGCAGACTTCCCAGTGGTCACAGGCTCCGGGGAACCGGGAGAGTTGCAGGCCGATGAGATAGGCCAGTGTATTGGGATCGTAGGTCATGGCTGGTCAATGTAGATGTAGATGGGAGGGATGGGATTAACAGGCTCGGCTCTGTTGATCAGCTTGTGTACCAGGTCATCAGAGGAAAGATGATTGCCGTGATTGGCGCGGTTCAGCTCTGAGCGGATACCCTCGGTCATGATTCTTCGGCACTCCGGGCAGACCGCATAGGTCTGACCATGGCGCTGGATGATCTCCAGGCGCGCGTGCCGGTGGTAATAGCAGTAGATGTCCTCATTCATGACGGCGGTTCTCTTTGGAAGCATCAAAAAAGCGAGGCAGGAAACGCTTACTCAGTTCTCCCGTGTTGCGATTAAGGTGCATGTTGATGCCGGAGACATCGTGCATCAGGTTAAAAGCATCAGCCTGCTCCATGTCAGCAAGCCGCAGTGGGCACCCGCTGCAATGACATGCTTCCAGGTCCATCTGGATATCCAGCTCATCGACGTCGGTATTGCCGTATTTACGGTAAAGGGCGACAGCCCGCTTGGCGATGCGCTCGATGATCTCACGCTCCGCAGGTGTGGCGGTAAACAGGTCTTTCATTGTTTGCCCTCCCGGTTGCGATTGATGGCATCGGTCATTACCTCGCCGATAGCGTTCGTGTTGCTGGCAATGACTGTCTTGAGCAGCGTGTCGACACGTGATGCCGGCGTCTCGTGGTCGGCCTCCCGGAGGGTCTCGTTGTAAATAGACAGCCCGTGCTTGCCCGTGTCCGTGATAACATCCTCAATATGGATGATATAATGGCCTCCCCTGGGGGCCGGTTTGACATTGATGGCTTGCCGCCCCCTGTCCTGTTGATTGTTAGTGTTGGTGCTGTACATGATTGTGGTGTTATTGGTTAGAAGTTGAGTCAGGCTGGTCGGCCTCGGTGGGGCCGACGGTGATGCTGGCCAGGCGGATATTACCCAGCAGGTTGTGCAGATGGGATATGGCCAGATTGAGGGAGTCATAGTCCGTCTTGGTCAGGAGGGCCACCTTGCAATGGCTGACCCGATCAACATGGATATGCTGGGTAATGTAAAGCAGCTGCCGGTGCCGTTCCCACTGCGCCTCGCTCAATACCGGGATAAGTTCCAGGGAAAGGCTGTGATGCGTGGTGATAAGGGCGTCGAGGTCAGCCAGGCGGAGGACCACATAGCGGGTCGCTCCCAGGTCAACGATGCTGTACTTGATGGTCTTCTTGCGCATGAGATAAGGGTGGAGTGAATGGTTAAAGGCCCTTGGCAAGCACCTCAATCATATCAGCAGCGCGCTGGAAGTGGTGCCAGCCGTAAGGCTCGCCGGCTTTGGAGGCCAGGGTGTAGCCAATAGAAAGGAGCTTGGTATAACGTCCCAGGCCAACGTCGTTGGCTACTGCTTTTACATAGCCGATGATGTCCGCGCCCGGTTCCGGCAAACCGTAGTGCTGCCAAAGTTGTTTCAGGTCGCGCAGGGGCAGCGTGTCTTTAAGAGCCACGGTCATGCCGCGTTTGACGATTTGTTCCAGAACACCCTTCCAGGACATGTCCTTATTGAGCGCGTCACACCATACCTTAGTGCCGATAAGCAGCATTCCGCAGTTGCACTCGTCGGCAATTTCGCGGAGCGTTTCCACGGTGCGGATGCCAAGCTTTCGCTCCTGGAGGATCACCTGGTGTATTTCGTCCACCACAATGAGGTGCTGGGGAGTGATGGTCCGGTACAGGTAATCCATGTACATGTCCATGTTTCCCGTGCCGGTATTGCCCAGGGCCTGGGCCATGCGCCGGATCATCTTGCCGGGAGAGGGAGATACCGGGCAGCGCACCAGAACCGTGGCTCCCTTGGCGGCGGCATATTCGCGGATGGCCGTTGTCTTGCCCCGCTGGGTCATTCCGATCACGGATACAATCTGCTGCCGCACGCGGGCATAGTCCGCCGCGTCCCATATCCGTTGCGCCATGCTGGTCTGTACATACGGGGGCTTGTCCCCTGCTTCCAGCCGGGCCTCGTGAAGGGATTTATAGCGGTAAATGCTCGTGATCACCTTGTCCACACCAGCGCCATACGTGCCGGAAAGCACGCGCTGCACCACGGTGGGACTGTAGTTGATGGCATCTCCCAGGGAGGCAAGAGTCATGTTTTCCTGCCGTCCGAGGTTATTGAGCCACAGCACGGCATCGCGCTGGGCGGCCGTATAGGTGGAGCAGTCCTTGATGGCTGCTTCGTACTGATCCCACTGCGTTGCAACCGCAGTGCAATCCTGTTGTTTTGTTGTTTCGTCCATATTTTAGGGTTGGTTAGAAAAGGTCTGAAATATTCACTTCCACGGCGCTTTCGTCGTTATCCGCAGGCGGCGGAGTACCGGAAAGGAGGGCGGACATGTCTTCTTTGCGTACCATGCTCCGCCCTTTGGCGGTGCCGGGAACGGAAGGGGTGATCAGGCCCAGGTCGGATTGGTCCGCCTCGTGCATCACGTCCTTGTTGGCCTGGTGGCGGCTCGCGTTGAAATTGTTTTCCGCCTGCCAGCGCGCTTTCTGCCGGGCCATGTCTGCGGCTTTGCGCGCCTCCACTTTGCCGATGGTCTTGTACAAGTCTTCGCTGAGCGGGTTGACGCGGACATACTGCGGAGCGCGTCCCAGGATGCGGCCTTGATCATCCAGCACAATCAGCTCGTGCAGGGCATAGGGGTTGATTACCACGCGGTATTCCTTCCGGTCGATCAGCCGGACGGGCGCCTGTCCGTCATTGGAAATTTCAGCCAGATAGATAATCGGTTCGCCGTTGTTGCAGAATTTGTCCTGTACCCTGATCAAGCCGTCGATCACGCGCACCGTGCGTCCAAAGTCACGGTCATCCCCGATCAGGTCCACATAAGCCGCCAGGGGCAGCTTGACCAGACGGCCCTTGCCACGTTCCCATACGTCTGCCGGGCTGAGGTCCGTTTCCCTCACCAGGTCCGGATGCTGGCCCACCAGTGCCTGGAGCATCATCTTTTGTTCCGGGGACTGTCTGAGGTCGTTTTCATTTACCCAGCAGCCGTTGCCGATGCAGTACTGTATGGTCTTGTTGCGGCCCCAGCCGCTGATTTTGTGGTCTGTGCGGCCATTGATCAGGGCGTACTTGATAGTGAGGTATTCCGTGAAGTCCTCAAAGTTCATGACCGGCATATCAATTTTGTCGGCCAGGTCGTCGCGCCCCTTGGCGCGCAGGGCTGCCTGCCAGAAGGCCACCTGTTCCGCCTCGCGCCTCATGCCCCAGGTGATTGCCGGCTCATTGCGTCCTGTCCAGCCCACCTGCAAGGGCAGATTGCCCTGCACGTTGTGAATCAGGTTGTGCGATCCTTCGATGCCGGCTTTGGCCTGCGGGTTGCCCTTGCCGCGCGCCGCCCGTCCTCCGATCGCCTTTTGAGCCGCTCCCTTGATGCCGCCCTTGCGGACCTTGAGCACGCCGCCCGTGGCGGTTTCCAGCAGTTTGATCTTATCTTCGGAAAGAGTCGCCGTCCGGTGCTCCATCATGATCACGCACGCCTCCGGATGGTAGCCGATATAGCGCAGCACATAGGCCAGGAACATGAGGGCCATTTTGCGGTCCAGGGCTTGCCGCCTGTCATCGGACATACGGCGGAAATTGGGAATATGCCCCCAATGGATGCGGCATGCGCTGGCATAGTCGAACATGCCGAATTCAGAGACGCGCACCGCCTGCCCCCGGTACATGACTTCCGCATCGTGCATCACGTCGTCCATTTCATACCACTGCCCCGGCTCCAGCACGGAGCGGTCACGCAGCACGGGCAATTCCCGGACGGCTCCCACGCCAAACCGGGCGCGGTGGATTTCCTTTTCATGGTCGGAAAAAATGCGGTACAAAGCGCGTTCATTGACTTCTTGCGGAATGGTGCCTGGAACGTGGCGTTCATAGCCGTCAATAGTCATGCCTCCGTACAGGAAGATGGTAAATATTTTGCGGATGGCCTCACGGCTGGAGCGGCATTCATGTTCGGCAAATCGTACGGCCCAGGCGCGGAAACGAGGGGTTTTGATGCCGTAGTCCTCTACCGGCTTGTTGTTGCGCACGCGGCCATCCAGCAGGACATGCCAGTCCTGCGTGGCCTGCCAGCGTTTGATGATGCGGGACACCTGGGTGACGCTCAGGCTCATGTGCCGGGCCATTTGGCTATACAGGCCGCATGGCCCGGTGAGACGCTTGCCCTGTTTAAGCGCGCGCTCCATCCACTCAAGCTCATGCGCCCACTTGGTTACGCGGCTGCGGTGCTTTTCAGGCAGGGATTCAAATTCCTTGTCCGTCGCGGCGGCGGCATAAATGGCAAGAGTTTCCGTCATAACTTGATGATCAGCGTTTAGCAATAAATAAAATATGGATAGCAGACCAAATCCATAATGCCGTCAGAATTAGGTTGTACAGGATGTCTCCTGAGATAGCGTGAGCCATAGTCTGAACCATGCTAATGAAGAGAAGGCGTTCGGTTTTATCCATGGATATGAATTCTTTGATTATTACCCATTAATGGTATATATTTCACCTGCCATGAGTTTTGAAAATGAGTTCACCTATTTTGATATGGAGTCGTTTTGCCGACTGAAGCTGGAATGTCTGCGCCGCCCTTTCTCCTATGGTTGTTCCGCAGATGATTATTTCCTTCCTCGAACTTTGAACGAAATTGACGATATTCAAGCTGATGAAGACGTTCGAGAACTCTTGCTTGGAGGTTCCGATCGTCTGAAATACCCTTCACGCATAACTGCAAAACAACGGTTTCATTGCAGATTGCGCTTAAGATTCGCACTAAACTGGATCGCAACACAGAGGAAATACGGAAAGTCAGAGATTTTTGATGACGAATCCTTTCCTGCCGAACTTGAGTCAATTCTGACAGAAAGGTTTCATTCTTCCGTGATTCATTGGTTGCTTGGTGCCGTTGAGTGTGATGGATGGCTTTTTTAATTTTGCTCATAATTTATGCGTTGGTTAAGGCGTTGATGATCCTGAGGGCGTTATTGAGAATGTCTTTACCTTTCACCAAGGTATCCTGGTTCACCAGCGGCAAGCGTCCGGTATCCAGCATGGCTTCAAGGTCCACCATGATGCGGGCAAATTCATCACATGCTGATTTTTGCCGGGCGGCCAGTGCTTCCTCCGGGTCCGCAATGGGCTGGGGTTTGCCTGTTCCCCGGTTGTCATCAATGGTGCTGGTGCCGTGAGATTTGGGCGGAGTGACCACGCCAAAGTCAAAGTAGGCTTGCCGGAGGCTGTCAGCGTCGGAAAGCTTGCCGATCTCTTCCAGCGTGCGGTCGTCTCGGCGTCCGCTTTCTATAAGCGATACATCTACCGTGCCCAGCTTCCGGGCGCGCTTGAGAACTTCCCGGTAGAGCTTCATGTAGCGTTGAGCGGTTCTTTGGTCAAAAACGACACATGTGTCGTTTTTGGCGAATAAGGCTTTCCATTCCCCATGCTGGGCTGCCGCTTTCATGCGTGCGAGCAACCCGCCCAGCACCACCGCCGTCATCCAGCGTTTTTGCTCAAGGGTTTGAATTTGACCAGTCAATCCGGTGATTTGGCCGTGCAGAGCGTTGGCCCGGACGATTGCAATTTCCCAATCCCGGTTGGTAGTTGTCACCTCATTTTGAGGCATGATCTGAATCTCATATTTCATCTTTGAATTTTCTGAAAGCGATTTTGATTTTGCGCATGGCGGCGCGCTCAATGCTGAAAACCCGTTGCCGAGTCAGGCCCATATAGAGGCCAATTTCCCGTTGTGTCAGGCTGCCGGCATGATCCAGGCCATAATGGCGGCGGAATTCCGGCACCCGCCAGAGGGCCTGCCAGATGGCCCATTCTTCCTCTGTCATGGGGGTGTTCATGTCCACGTTGGCCTCAGGTTGCATGGCGTTATTTGGTGAAGGGTACAGGCAACACGACGGTGCGGGCATCCTTGAGGCCCTCGCGCACCTGGGCGGCTTCTTTGTCCAGGCAATGCACCACCGCCCAGGCCACCAGCCAGCCCATCAAGGCCATGACAGCCACGGCTCCAACAAATTCCGCAATATCCCGCATTGTGGTCATTGTTTATTTCCTTGCTTTTTATCAATCCGTAAATCGGTTAATTCCTTGTCAGGCAAGGCAAGTAACGCATCAACGGTTGGTTTGTGTTTTCTCTCCCCCCGCACAACGCGACGTACATGACTGGGCGTTTTGTTGATGGCATGTGCTGCTTGCGTAAAGGTGTATCCCTTGACGTTGTATAGCCAATGCACGGAGATGTTATCTTGTGCTGTCTCTGTAATCATGATAGGGTCTCTTTATGGCCGCCACTATGTGGCTTAGTTCTCAAACAAGATATCGCATAAGAGATGACCGAGCAAGACGAAAATACCTTAAATGAGATATTCTCTTTGAGATTATCAAGGGTTTTGGCGGAAAAATCTATGACACAAAGGCAGTTATCTGTGCTGACAAACATTGCACAAAGTGCCATATCAAAATATATGGCAGGTAAAGGTCTCCCAAGAACCGCAGAGCTTTATAAGCTCGCAAAAGTTTTAGGAGTATCAATGGATCATCTCTGTGGTCTAAAAGATAATAAACCTATACACAGCGACTTATATGCGGAAAATATCAGTCTTAAGTCCTCATTGAGATTTGCTATAGGTACCTTGGAAGGGGCACTTGGAACACTAAGACAACAGTTGCCTAATAATGCCCCATATAGAACTCTATTAGAAAATGATGCAGACCAATGTCGTGTTGCAGAATCCTCAAACCATTATGAAAGCTAATTGGATCAATACTGCTATCTTAGCAGTCATAGCTATTTCAACAGTGATTATAGCTATTTTTCTTGGAATGATCGTTTTCCATCAATCTAATAATCCTAATCATTCAAAACCTATTTCTCCTGAATGGGAATATGGAAGAAAAGAAATCCTTGGAGTTGACCCAATAGATGATGACTTTGAGGCATTTAATTCATGGCTGAAAGAAGGCTGGGAACCCATAATGAAAATGGATGGAGAAAGACGCTATTTAATGCGCCGCCCCAAACCAGCTCAATAGTATGACACAGCGTAACCAGTTGATTACAAATTTCATGCATCCAACAAACATAACAAATTCATTATGAATTTGTTATGGTGGGAGCGGGAGGCGTTTAAGCGAGCTATGCTCACGTCCGATGACCAATACATATACCATGCTGCACGGGGACTGCATGTCCCTGATGCCGACCATGCCGGAGGCATCCTACGATGCCGTGATCACTGATCCTCCCTACGCTAGTGGAGGAATGGTCACATCTGCCAGACAGGAGGATCCTCGAATCAAATACCAAAATGCTAAAACACAGGCTTATTATCCATCTTTTGAAAATGACAACCGCGACCAGCGTACCCACCTGATGTGGTCCGTGCGGTGGATGGAGCAGGCCCTGCGCCTGACGCGCCCCGGCGGCTGGCTGATGGTATTTAGCGATTGGCGTCAGGTGCCCCTTACCAGTGATGCCTTGCAGATTGCCGGATGGCAGTGGCGTGGGATTGCTGTATGGGATAAGGCCAATTTTTCCAGACCTGTTACTGGGATATTCCGTCCACAGGCTGAATACATACTGTATGCAACACGGGGGAAAAGGGATAAATCAAAGCAACAAAAGGGTTGCCCTGCAGGTGTATTTTACGCCCCTATGAAAATGTCTGAAAGATATCATATGACGGGCAAGCCGGTCCCTCTGATGGAGCACCTCATGACCATCCTACCGTCCGGCTCGCGCATATTGGACCCGTTTGCCGGCAGCGGCACCACGCTGGTAGCGGCCCGCAACAAGGGACACACGGCCGTGGGCATTGAGCTGTCGTCCGACTACCACCAGATAGCCACCGACCGTCTAGGTCTGGTTCTGCCATCCTGACTGCCCGCACGCCGCCTGCAGCATCCCTGCAGGCGGCTTTTTGATGGCCTGAAATGTCGGAACAAGGCTGATGCCCGTGTGTTATATTATGCACATGGACGCAAATATCGCTCGCTGGGTGAAGGGGGGAACTTGTGGAGTGACGGAGGCCGCCCGAATCCTTGGTTACAGCCAGGACACCGTGCGCCGGATGATTGAGGACGGCGAATTGATCGGTTGGCGTGCCAGGCGCGGAGGCCGTAAATTTTTGATGTACAGGGCGCAAGTAAAAGATGTCGCATCCAGGGCGCAGGCTCAAGCTGTGCAGTATGCGCGGGACATGCAGCAACTGACGCTGCCCCTTTAATTTTGCCGCAAATGCCGCAAATACAGCTTTTGCGGCAAACGCCGCATTTGCCGCAAACGCCGCAGCACCATCCGGGAAATGGGCTAAACTGCCCACATGAACGACGCGCAAAAACAAGATTTTGGAGCTGCTACGGATAGTGGAACGCATGACGGACAAACCCTCACGTTGGGAAACGTCGGGGTGAGCGAGCCGAAGGCGAACAAATCAAACGCCGGGGCAGCTGCCACGCAGCAAACGGCAAAGAAGAATACGCCCTGGTATTTGAGCCGGACATTTTGGATCAACGCTGCCGCCCTGGCCTCTTTATTGGTGCCGGCAGTGAGGGATTGGCTCAAATCCAACCCTGTGGAATTTACAGCCGCTCTTGGGGCGGTCAACGTATTGCTCCGGTTTGTGACCGTGGGCAAATATCAATTTGCGGAGCCGACCGGTGATCAGGATGGAGGCGTTGACGAGTCAGCGCCGAGAGCGTCCAACACGTCCGGCGCCGGCGGCTCCGCCCTCTTGCTGATGATCGGCATGTCCCTGGTCATGACGACCTGGGCTTGCAGCAGCGCGGATAAGCAGACCGCCGCCAGCGTGGCTCTTACGGATGGCCAGGTGGTGGTCATCCGTGGCGGCTCGTCCCTGGTGGTGGACCGTGACAATCACAGCGTTTCCTGGTCCCAGTCCACCCCGGACGTGGTTGTGGTGCCGCCCGTGGTGCAGGCAACGGGTAAGTGATAGCAGGCCTTTAGTCTTTAACAGGTAAATATGATGAAAGTAGCACTGGACATAGGGCATTGCTCCACGGGCGACCAGGGCGCAGTGAGCCGCGACGGCCTGGCAGAGCATCCTTTTTGGGCGCAGTACACGCCGGCAATCGTCAGAGAACTGGAAAAGCTGGGGCACCAGGTGCGCGTCTTCCGCCGCGAGGACTATTCCAGAAGCATCAAGAATGAATGCGTAGCCATCAACTCCTGGGGAGCCGATGTAGCCGTGAGCCTGCATCTCAACTCCGCTGACAGCCCGACTTGCAAGGGCGGCCATGAAGTGGTGCACTACGACGGCAGCAAGAAAGGCATTGCCCTGGCCAAAGCGATAGACGCGCAGTTTGACCTGATTGCGGAGCTGGCCGACCGCAACATACGGACGCCTTATGCCAACCGTGGCGACGTGTTTTTACAGGGCACCGTTTGCCCGGCTGTGATAGTTGAGGGGGCTTTCCTCTCCGTGGAATCCGATGTCAAATTTATCCGCAAAAAGGGTGAGGTACTGGCTCAGGCCGTTGCTCACGGCATCCATGCTTACGCAGTGCAATGTGGGGCGTAATTGCAGAGGCGGCGGCCACCATGGACGCCGGATCGGTGGGCCAGATGCTGGCCTACTTAATGGGAGCCGGCGTGATCGGCGGGGGTGGGTACGCGATGGGCAAAGCGCGTAAGTCACCCCAGCAATCAGAGGATGCCCAACGCGTTTATCTGGAAGATAAATTCGCCACCCGCGAAGAAGTTGCCGAAATCAAGCAACAACACCGGGCGGAGGTGTCCGACCTCCACGCTCGCCTAACCGGCATCACGGTCAAGCTCAATGAGATGTACGGACAGCAAAACATGATGATTGAAATTCTTAAATCACGGAAATCACTATGAACCAACATGCCAAGGTTAAAATCGCCATCCTGCGCAGTCTCAAGCGGATGCCCAAGACCTACACGATGCGCGACGAAGCATTGCGCGCGGAGGTCTGTCTGGACGTGCAGCCGCGCCCCACGCTGCTGGAACTGGAAGACGCTCTTACGGACCTGGAACAATCTTCCTGCATTATCGGCACCCGCAACGAGCTGACCGGGGAACGCAAGTGGATGATCACGGATGCCGGAATACTACAGCTTGGACAGATATGACCATCCCGGACGCCATTGTTACCATTGCTTCCATGGCCTTTAGCTTAACCGCTTTATATTTATTCATTAAATACCGATGAAGAAACTCCGTCAGGACAGCGTAGCCGCCAATCTGCCGCCCTACCTCCGGGATGCGGTGGACGAGATGTTTTTCTCCGGCACGACCTACAAGGCCGTGCAGGAACGGGTGGCGGAAGACGGCATCACCTGGAGCCTGACGAGCATCGCGCAGTATTACCACAACCACGTCCAGCCGCTGATGGCGACACGCCGCAAGGACATAGCCGCCAAGCTCAACAAGATGGACGCCGAGGGCTTGGACGAAGCCTCCTTGCAAGCGGTGCGCATGACCGTGTTCGACCTGGCCAGCGCGCCGGGCAGCGATCCCAAGACGCTCAAGATTTTGATGGATCTGGTCATCAAAGCCCAGCAGATGAAGCTGGATGAAAGAAAGCTGTCCCTGCTGGAACAAAAAGCGGCGGAAGCCAAACGGCTGGCGGAAGACACATTGAATTCCGCACGCAAGGGATTGAGCGCCGAAACGATTGCGGAAATGGAAGAACGCCTCAAGCTGCTGTAACGCCATGGGAAGAGCCAAGATTAAAGCCCCCGCTACGCTGTTTCTGCCTTGCCAGGCGAAATGGATCAAGGATCAGTCCCGCATGAAAATCGCGGAAAAAGCGCGCCAGATCGGTTTTACCTGGTGTTCATCCTACGCGGACATGACGGGGACGGCCAGGGCGAACAACCATATTGACACCTGGATCACTTCACGCGATGCCTTGCAGGCCAAGCTTTATATACAGGATTGCCTGAACTGGTCCCATATCTACGGCCTTGCCGCCAAGGCGGCAGGGGAACAGGTACTGCTGGATGAAGGCGGCAAAAAGCAGTCCGCCCAGGTATTGAGGTGTGCCAATGGTCAGGCGATTTATTCTTTGTCAAGCAATGGCGATGCCCAGGCCGGGAAACGCGGCAACCGTCGCGCCGATGAATTCGCCCTGAATCCTGACAACCGCCATCTTTATGGCATCATGTACCCCGGCATTACCTGGGCGGGGAACCTGTGGATATGGTCCACCCACCGGGGCAGCCAGAACTATTTCAATCAGCTGATCCAGGAAATCCGGGAGGGCGGCAACCCTAAAGGGTTTTCGCTGCACCGCATCACCCTGGAAGACGCGCTCAACGAGGGATTGCTGGACAAATTGCAGCAGAAATGGCCGCAGGACGACCCGCGCCAGGAATACGACGAGACGGATTATTTCAACGCCGTGCGCCGGGAATGTGCGGATGAAGAAACCTTCCTCCAGGAATACATGTGCATCCCGTCCGATGATGCAGGAGCGTTTATCTCTTATGATCTGATTGATGCTTCCGTTTATCCTGCCGGCACGGCCTGGGAAGAAGAACTGAACCCGGCTGCCCATTATGTGCTGGGCGGAGATATTGGGCGCGTGCATGACCTGACGGTGCTGTGGCTGCTCCAAGTAGAAGGAAAGAGCCGTAGGACGGTGAGGATTATTGAACTGGCCAACATGCCATTTTCCGAACAGGCGGCCGTCATCGACAAGTACGCAGCCATGCCCTGGGTGAAGCGGGTATGTCTGGATGCCACCGGCATTGGACGCCAGCTGGCGGAAGACGCCCGCCGCCGTCACGGCGGCAAGGTGGAAGAAGTGCAGTTCACGGCAGGGGTCAAGGAAGACCTGGCCATTACCCTACGCCGCTGCATGGAAGACGGGGAATTCAGGATGCCCAACAAACCGGAACTCATTTCAGACTTCCGCTCCATACGGAAGGAAACCACCAGCGCGGGGAATGTGCGCTATGTGGGCGAGCGGACAAGCAACGGCCACGCAGACCGATTCTGGGCGGCGGCCCTGGCCATCCATGCGGCCAAGGAACATGGAACGTGTTCCCCCCGCCGATGGGCCGCAACCGGCAGGACATGGCAACGCTGGAAAGGAGCCTTTAGACGATGAGACGTTTACCAAGATATGCCTCCCGCAACACGGTGGCGCCGTTTTACGACAGCCTCGCCTGGCGGGAACGTTACAACCCCCTGCCGGACCTGACGCCGGAAAGAACGGTTGAACTGTACTGCGCCTGGCGTGAAGGGAGGTATGCGGATGTGATGTTTACGTTTGACGCCCTGGAAGAATGGGACGACACGCTGGGAACGCTGGTGGACCGCCGCCTGTCCGCGCTGGGGGAACTGGACCACGGCATCAGCGTCAACTCCGATGCGGTGGGGGATGATCCGGCCCTCCAGGCCCTGGCCGACGACCAGCAGCAGACCATGAGCGACATCATGAGCCGGATTTCCAACATGAGTGAGGTCATTGAACATTTGGGCCTGGCCACGTTTAGGGGCTTTTCCCACCTGGAAGAAGTCATCGACGGCGACGAGATACGGCTGGAACCGGTGGATCAGTGGTTCTGGAACCGTCCGATGAAGAGAGGCCCCTGGTTTTACAATCCCACGGCAGTAAACAGCCTGTCAGACCTGCACCCCGTCAGTGACGGAGAATTGATCATCCGGGCGGTGCCTCGTCCGGTTGACATCGTGGCCCTGTTCGCTATCACCATCAAGGCGCACTCGGAAGCCGGCTGGGACGGTTTTATTGACGTGTTCGGCAATCCGGCCCTGTTCTTCGAATATCCGCCCGGAACCAGCGACGAAAAGGCGGCGGAATACGATGAAATCATGTTCCGGTTGTTGGGAGACGGGCGCGGCGGCTACCCTAACGGCGGCAAAATTGTTCCGGTAGAAACGACCGCCACGGGCGGGGTGACTTTTCAGGACCGGGCCGTATACGCAAATAAAAAGATGATCATGCGCGCCACAGGGGGAACCCTTACGTCCCTGGCGGAATCCGGGACGGGCACCCTGGCCGGAGAGGCGCAGATGGAAGTATTCAGGACGCTGGCCAAGGCGGAAGCCGTGAAAATTTCCGAAGTGATCAGCAAGCAGTTTGTGAACCGCTGGCTGGGCCGCCTCTATCCGGGCAAGCCCCGGCTGGTGTACTGGTCCATGGATGCGGAGGACGAAAAGGCCAAGTCCGCCAACGTGGACAAGATCACCAAGATGGCCGCCGCAGGCTACCGGGCCGAAGACGAGGAAGTCAGCGAAATGACCGGCATGCGGGTGACGTACCGGGAACCGGTGTTGCAGAGCATGGGAACTCCCGGCCTGCCGCTGCCCCTGATCCGCAACCGCGAATATACGGTGCCCGCCGTGACGACGGAGGAAAGGCTGCTTGCCGTGCTGGCCCCGGAAGCAATCAGGCGCCGCGCAGAAATTTACACCAGGCTGTTGGAAGAATCCGCCGTGAGCGGCCTTGCCGCCGCCGCTGCCGAAACGGCCGCTCAAATGCCCGCAGAAGGGGCGCAGCCACCGGAAACGGAAATGAGCCGCAAGAAGCGGGAAACCCCGTTGCAACCCCGTTGCAAAACGCGGGAAACGGACAATCCGCGCCAGGGCAAGAAAATCCTGTGAAGAATATGAGCCGGAGCGAAGCGGCCCGGCACGCGGCCAACGTGCGCTGGGGGAAGGAACAAGCCAAGGGAACCAGCCGCGAAAGCAAGGAGAAAAACAAGCAAAGCACTCCCCTGGTGGCCCCGAAAGGCTCCAATGAAAAAACGCAGGTGAAAGCGTTGAAAAAAGCTCTGGACCGTGTGGCTCAAAAAGGCGGCAGCGTGACGGGAGCCATCTACAAGGAAGGCGTGGGCGCTCTAACTGTAAAAGGCGGCACGGTAGGGAAAAAGCGGGATGGATTCAAGGGAGGCAGCGGCGTGGCGCACGTGCTGCGCAAACACGGCAGCCAGGGCATGACCACCGGGAAAATGGCCGTTACCGCCGTGAAGGGAAAAGTGATGCCGGACCCGCAGCCCAGCCGCAGCCGGATTGTGCACCAGGACACCCAGGTAATCGTGGAACATGAAAACAAGAAAGGAAGCGGACGCAGGAACGCCAAGGGCGGCAAACTGCATACCGCCCACAAAAAGAGAACCCCTTAAACAAGCGCGCCCAGGTCATGGACCTGGGCCTACGGCCGGATGAACGGAGATCTGATCCTCCCATCTACATGGTGGTTTCGGTGAGAACCCTCCGCCACCGGTTGCCGACCGGATTTTTACAGTAACACATCATCATCAAACATCAAGACACAAACAAAGTCATGATCAACTTCATCAAAGAAAACGACCTTCGCCCCCTGGACGATCCGGGAAACGGCTGGTACATGATCGAAGCCAACGGAGAACACCCCACCACGCTGGAAGACGGCAGGCAAATTATCCAGGTACTGGACAATGAAGCCATGCTGAACTTGTGCCGGAACTGGGAAAAGGAATTGCTGGTGGATAAAGACCACCTGTCACGCAATCCAGACAATGACACGGCGGCCAAGTCATGGATGAAGAGCCCGGCTATTTGGGACGATAACGGGAAATACCACTTATGCGGCTGGCAGGAATGGACGCCCACGGGGCTGAATCTGATTAGTGGGAAGGAATACAAGCATTTTTCCACGGAATACGAACCGGAAACCATGGAAAGCCTGGGAGGGAACCGCTACCGGCCCTGCCGCCTGGTCGGACTGGCATTGACCAACCGGCCCAACAATCGTGGGCAGAGGCCCATCACCAACCGCGAAAGCGGAAAACCAATAACCGACAACACACCAACGAATATGGAAGAGTTGAGAAAAATAGCCGAACAGCTGGGCCTTTCCCAAGAGGCAACCCTTGAGGAAATCCTGGCTGCGATTGCCACCCTGCAGGAAGCGACGGCCGAAGCCCAGGAGGCGGAAGCGGAAGCGATCCTGAATTCGGAAGGCGCGGAAGATATGACGCCGGAAGAAAAGGAAATCATGAAGGAACAAATCATCACGAACCGGGAACGCGCCATCAAGGTGCTCAAGAACCGCGCTGCCGCCAGAGGCAAAGCCAATCAGCAGGGCAAGCCGGCCAACGCCGCCGTGTTTTCCCGTCCGATCATGAACCGATCCGGCATGAACAACAGGGCGGACAAGACCCGCAAGGCCCTGTCCATCCGCGACCGCGCCCATGAAATCCAGCAGCGCACCGGCATGGGGTACTTTGAAGCCCTGACCCAGGCGCAGCGCGAATTTGGCGAAGCGTAACCCCGTCATCACCCAACCATTAGAAAGGAATTATTCATCATGATCTTTCGAGAAACGGCAATAGCCCAGGGCAAATCCGGGGAAGACCTGCGCGACAAGGAAGGCTACTTCCTGGTGCGCAATGAATCCGATGACCTGGTATGCAGCTCCGCCACCACGGACAAGCCCGTGGGCGTGGTGCACATTGGGGCCGACAAGGGCAGCCCGACCACCTATATCAAACCCGGATTTTCCGGGAGCGTGGCCGTGAAGCTGGGGAGCGCTCCCGGCACGGTCAAGGAAAGCACGGATCTGGTGCTGATGGCCGACGGCCGCGTTAAGGCGCTCCCGACGACTGCCGGCACTTACATGGTGGTGGCCACGGCGGCGGAAACCGGCGAGGGCGACCAGCTGGTCAAGGTGGTGCTGAGGCATCCGACCACGGTCACGGTGGCAGCCGGCTCCTGATGGCCGGTTTATTTGGATTAACCTGAACACACTAGAACACCAATTATGTATCAAGACGCAAACACATTCAACGAAACCCTGACGATTTTCGCGCAGGGCTTCATGGCGCAGCGGGCCGACAGTCTGATCGACTTCATTGCGCCTTACGTTTCCACCGGCACGGCCAGCGGCGATTACAAGCTGTTTGACAAGAACGCCCCGTTCCAGATTTACGACGACACCGTGATCCCGGAAGACGGAGCGAGCCAGACGGTGCATTTCAACGCCTCCACGGGCAAGTACGACTGCGAGCCTCACGGCCTGAAAATCCCCATCCGCGACTGGGAGCGCAAGCAGGCCGGCGAAAAGGGGTTTGCGGTCATGCGCAACGGCAAGCTCAATACGCTGCTGTCCACGCAGCTGGTCAACCGCGAATATAAGGGCTGGGCCAAGATAAGGGCTGCCGTTACGGCGGAAACCGGCAAGGGCGTCTGGGCCGGTACGGCCGGAGCGGACAAAGACCCGGTTGACGAACTGGACGCCCTGATCGAACAAATCAACAACGATACCGGCTCCATGCCCGGTTTCATGGCCTGGGGGCTGTCCGCGTGGCGCGTATTCAAGAATCACCCCAAGGTGCTGGCCCGCCTGTCCGGCATTAAGGCCAGCGCGACGGTGGATGACGTGCGCGGCATGCTGCTCAACCCCAACATGGACATTCGGATCGGCTCCATGCCGGCCAATACGGCCAAGCTGGGCAAGGCGGCCGTCAAGAAAGGCATCCTGGGAGCGGACGTGTTCATCTTCCACAAATCGGAAAGCCCGACGACGGAAGACATGAGCGCCGTGAAGACGTTCACGATTGACGCCCCCGGCGTGGCGGAAGTCCACACCCTCCGGGATGACCTCAACCACAGGGAATTTGATGAAGTGCTCTGGTCGGAAGATTTGAGAATCACCGCTCCGATCGCCATCAGACGCATTTCCGTGGCGTAACAACTCACAGCTCCCCCGCTTATGGATTGGCAACCGGTCAATGAAAGCATCCTGGACGAAGCTCTGGCTCCCAATGAGATTCAGAAAATTCGGATGAAGCGTCAGGATGCGGTGCAGCAAGGCGCGCCGGACCCTGTGGCCGAAATTGTCACGGCTGTTCCCGCCGAAATCCGTTCCAGGATTGCGGCGGGCGGCCGAACCCGTTTGCGGGGAAGCGGTCAGGATATTCCCAGAGAACTGCGCTGGGTGGCCGTGGCGCTGGCTCGCTGGCGCTGCCTGGTGCGGTTCTCCCTGGGGGTAACAGAAGAACGGACGGCGGACTGGAACCGCGCCAACAAGGTGCTGGATGATCTTTCTTCCGGCGCTTACGTCCTGGCGGATGACGGCGGAGATTCCACGCCGCGCCCCCACTATTCCGGCCGCCCCATCCGCTGGGGGCCGCGCACCCGTAACGGCGTCATGTAACGAACCAAGACCATGCCATCCCTGATCGACATCCTCAATGCCCTGAAACTGCTGCCCGTCAAGCTTACTGCGGCGCAGTGGGAAGGCATGCGCGCCGACATCCGCGAGCGTGCCTTTTTCATGGCGCTGGTGGATGAAGCTCATATCCTTCAAGAACACAGGGATGCTGTGAAAGGGATGATTGGCGGCAGCCTGTCCAAGACGGAAGCCCGCGAAGCGATAGGAGACTACCTGGCCTCCGAAGGGTATCAGCCCCCGGAGGGCAAGGAAGGAACCATACAGGACTTGCGCACCGTGCAACGCCAGAACCTGGTGCTTGAAACCAACCAGGCCATGGTGGCCGGCTACGCGCAGCAGGAACTGTTCCGCGGCTCCGTTGCGTTCCCGGCCCAGCGTCTGGTGCGCATCGCGGAACGGGTGGAAAAACGGGACTGGCCCTCACGATGGCGTGAAGCTTATGCTTTGGTAGGCGGAGAAGGAGCAAGCGCCCAGGAAATGGTGGCCCTGAATGATTCGCCGATCTGGACGGCCCTGTCCCGTTTCGATTTGCCCTATCCCCCCTATGATTACAACTCGGGCATGGGGCGGCGCCCCGTCTCCTGGGATGACGCCCGGCGCCTGGGCCTGGTGAAGCCGGAAGACGCGGCGGCGATTGCCGCCCAGGGCAGAAAACGCGGCTCCATGAATTTCGGATTGCAGGCTTCCGCCGCAGGGCTGGATGCCGATGTCATAGCCCAGGTGGCCGTCTTGTCCGGTGGGCGGGCCGTGAAAGACGGTAAATCTCTTGTCTGGAAAGGAGGACAGGCGGCATGATCCGGCTCAAGGTTGACGTAACCGGCAAGCTGGATTTATCCCATGTGGACGCCAATGCCGCCGCCATGGAAGGAGCGCGGGCGGTTTATGCCGAGGTGCTTCATAGTCTGGATGAAATGGGGCGCGCCTCCCAATCCCGCTATTTCTGGCCGGAAGCCTCGCAGAGCGTCACGCCGCCCCGGCTGGACGGGAACATGGCCGTTGTCCTGATCACCAAGAAAGGAGTGCGGCTGCATTGGATGGGGGGAACGGTACGCCCGTCGGGCAAGACGTCCCGCGTTACCGGACGACCAATTAAAAGCCTGCTGGTGCCGTTTGACGATTCCCCAATACGCCGCCGCAGTCTGGCGGAAGCCGGCTATGATCCGCAGGAGGTCATGGTGCTGAAATCCGAAAACGGCCGCCCGTATCTGGCCCATGTCCGCAAATATAAAAGGAAGGTGAACGGCAAGACGGCCAAGGTCACGCCCCTGGGGTATTTCCTTAAATCCGCCACGATTGAAGCCAGGCCGGAAGTGATGCCCTCCGCAGAAACCTTTCAACGCTCCGTCCGTCAGGCGGTCATGCAATACCTGGATTTACAATGAACACGATTCAAGATTCACCGGAATTTATCTTTTGCGAGGCGATCATCAACCGCCTGCGTGAAAATGAAAACCTGCGCCCCCTGGTGCTGGAACAACCCTATGACCGGGATGACCAAACCCAAAAGCTGGCCCTGGCCAACCGTCAATATGACGGAACCGTGGCCGTCATGCCTGCCGGCCTGGGCATGGACTGGCAGGGGGCCGACAATGCCCGAGTACGCATCTGGACGGCACGGGCGGCCATTCTGGTCATGGTGACGGCGAAGATGGAGGAAGATTCCGGCTTGCGCCGGTCATCCGCCCTGCTGGCCGAAGTGATACGCACCCTGTCAGGCTGGGACCCCGATGCCGGAGACGAGTTGATTAAGGAGCCGTGGTTTGTGGGCACGGCGGACTTGATGGCGGAGGATGTGGCTGATCTGGAAAACATCGTCGGAAGGGTGGTCTTCCTTTCCCGGCGCATACGAGTGTAACAATTTTTCAACCCATAAAGAACCATGGCAAAAGCAGAAACCAAACAGGAACAGGCCCCGGCAGCAGCCGTGGGGGAAGCAACGCAGGAAGCCGCCGTCAAGGTGCGCATCCTCAAAACGGGCACCGAGATTGACGGCTGGCGCTTTGCCGCTGGCGCATTGGTGACGGTAACGGCCAAACAGGCCGAGGCCCTTATAGCCGACAAGGCCGCCAAGCGTGTGTATTAACGCCTGACGTGCCCCGTCAAACTAAAGACTAAATATTAAATACAAAAGACTAAACATTATGAGTGCAACAAGACGAGTGAACTACCTTATTGGCGGCATGCCGATCAGGATTGCCAAATTCGGGGCAACGGACGGTAGCAAGACAGTGGGCGCGGACGCATGTCCGGCAATCCCCACCTCCGAAGCCCCCGGCCCCTGGCTGTACCTGGGAAAAATCAAGAGCGGCCAAGTGGAGCAGGTCAAGAAGAACGTCCAGATTGAGGGCGTGAATGACGCCACCGGCATGTATGAAATGGAGGATGTAACTATGGTACAGCAGTACAAGCTTAAATTCACCACGCAGTACATTGCGCCGGAAGTGATTCAACTTGCCTTTGGCGTGGCCGGGGAATTGGAAGACAACCAGGAAGCTGTGCCGTTTGTGTCCAACGGAGAAATCAAGGTCTGGCTATATGGTCGCCTGACGGATCACGCCGAAAACGGCAAGGAACTGATGGAGTGGTGCGTCATGGGAAGATTGCGGCTGACGAATACTCCGAATTTCGCATCCGACCCGGCAACCGCTGAATGGGAATTGAGCATTGAATACAACCCGTTGCAAAAGCTGACGCCCAAGGCATTGGCATCTCCGGCGACGGCCTGATGAAAACCCGGAGCGGCGGGGGCAGGCAGCCTCCGCCCTCCGCAACCCTAATCACGAGACATGGAACTGGTAATTGATGGCAGAACAATGGCGCTCCGCTGGCCCTCCGGGGTGCCGGTGACGGATGTGTCCCTGGTGCTGGGCGATACGGTGCCGGTGCGCATCCGTGTGGAGCATGCCCTGGATAATTGCACACCGGCGCTGGCGGTCAAGCAGACGATAGGCAGTCCTGACCTGATCATGACCGTGACCGGGTTTGTTCGTAAGGATGACTGGCAAGAAGCGTCCTGGGTGGTCAATACGGCGCCGCTCCAGGAGGCGCTGGACAGTGCGGACAGTGCGGACAGCGTGGCCCTGGTGGCCGAGGTGGTGCTGGTGGCCCCTGATGGAGCGCAGCACACGTCCCGCCCGATCCGGGTGACGGTGCGCCGGGACATCCTGCCGGCGGATTATGCGCCGCCCGCAGAGGTGTTGGCCGACTGGTCCGAACTGGTAGCCGACGCTCTGGCCGCGCAGCTGCCGGGTGCGCTCAAGGAGGCAGGAGTGGAATTGGAAGCGGCAACCGGGCAATCCACCTTGTCCAGCGGGGACGCCGCCGACACCTGGACCATCGTCGGAGGCTACGCATTCACTTGGGGAGACGAGATTCTGGCCGGGCATCTGCCCGACAGCTGTCGTCTGAAAAGCATTTCAACCGTGTATTTTTTCGAGACGCCGGCCGCTAATCAATATTGCCTGCGTGTCTGGCGGCTGACGGACGGCGCTTACAGCCTGATCGGCACCTCCGCCTATGTGTCCAACCTGACCAGCGGCCAGACGGCTACGTGGGAATTTACGCCGGGCGTTACGTTGCAACGCGGGGACAAGATCATCATCCAGGTGTGCGAGGGAACGGAGATGACGCCCTACGCGCTGGGCATGCACGCCGTGCTTACTCCGTCCATTCCTGGACGCGGTTTGATCACGGAGGTGGCCAACCCGCCCACGGTGAACGGCACGATGGCCCCGCTGATGACCGTGGTGGTGGACTATGACGACGGCATCACCCTGGGAGGAATGGAGCTGGCTACCGCGCGACAACTGGACAGCCTGGGGCGGGATGTGCGCCAATCTTCCGCGACCGCCGAGGCTGCGGCGCGGACGGCTGGCCAGTCCGCCGCCACGGCGTCCACGGCTGCCGATAACGCCGCGACATCCGCCACCAGCGCGGCCAACTCCGCGACGGCGGCGGCTAACGCCCTGGCGGCCATCCCTCAAGTGGACGCATCAGGCAACATGACGATTCCCGGAGGTCTAACGGCGGCGGGGGCCGTCAACGCTAACGGCGGCATCAACATCCCGCTTGCCGTGGGCGCGCCGACTGATACGTCAGCGGTCAACTTTTTTTATGCTATGGGGCTGGCAGGAGCCATACAGGCGTTGATTCAGCCTCTGTACCTCAAAACCAGCTCCATGCCCGTAGTGGGGAAAGGCAGCACCTCTGTTCAATATGCCGGACTTTATGCAACCAGTTCAACGTCGGCAGCTTCCAGCTCTCCTGCACACAGTACGACTACCTTCACATTTGAAGGGCCGCAGGGCCAGCATAATTACAGCTCTTTCGCGGGCTTTTCGATACCGCTGTCCGGTTCAACAGCATCCAAATTTACCTTTGGATTAGGCCGAGGTTCAAAAACGGTAAGAGGCGGCCTGACGATGGAATCATTTTCCATGATTCCAGGCAATAATCTGGCCGTCAATTACGGAGAGATCATCGACATCACAACCACAGCGGTACGTGATACTGTCCGGGGTGGCTACCTGCTTAGAGTTCGGGAAATTTATTACGTCTCTTCCGGCGCGTCATGGAAGGTGAAAACTACGGAAAGCTTTATTCCGGCGACCAATAACCACCCATTTCCCGCCTGCCTCAACAGGCTCATTTTCATGCAGGAGGGGCTTTCAAGCATGTCGTCATACGAGGGGAAAGCGTCACTTTATATTGAGCTGGGGGGAGGCCAGACAAACACTTTGTTCAAAATAGCCAACCTCAGAGGTGTTTCAGGATATGAAGACGGGATAGGTTTCAGCACGCTGGTGGCTGATGTAGAAAATCCCAATTCCTGGACTTCCTCGGTTCGCACGGGAGCAGGCAGCCGCTACCTTTATGCCAATGGACAGCGCAATCCAATGTACGCTGCATTGGAAGCAATGGCAGTCAATGCCATTGAATCCGAGGAAACGGCGGATTTTGAAGATATTAACGAGACTCTCTAATGATGACCAACGCAGAAATACAAATACAATTTCCCCAGCCCGGCAACTGGCAGGAATTCTCTCTGACGCCCATCTATCAGGACAAGGGCGGTTATAGACCTCCGGCCCGCTTTAATCAGGACGAGATACCAGCCGACCATGCCCCGGCAATGCAGGCGGTAGTGGCCGCGTTGGTTGGATTGTCGGAGCCGTGGAAGGCCGTTCAGGTGTGGGCGAGACTGAAAGAGTTTTATGCGCCGGAAGAGGATGATCCTGTGCGAACGGTGGAAACCGTGGATTTGACCGTTGAGGCCGTCAACCCGCAGGGCGGCCGGAGGGTGTTCACTTCCCGCGATTACCCGGTTTTTGTCCTCACGGACCCCGCTGCCGTGGAGTTTTTCAGGTTTTTCACGACCAGCAATCTTTGACTGATTATGGACGCCTATCGTTCGCAAGATACAGTGATCTACCGCCCAATCGGAGACGATGCCCCGGAGGCGGTGGCCTTGTGCAGTTACGGGGATGTGATGCCGTCCCTGGTAACTGTGGTTCCCTCCGTCCAGGTGCAGCGCGAGGCCGTTATCGGCAGCCGCTGGATGCACCAGGCGGCACGCGGCAATGCCGGGTTGCAGATGTCTTTTTCCCTGGCGCGGGCTTTCAGCACTTACGCCGCCGTCAGGGCATGGGGATTGGACATAGCGGAATTGCTGGCGCTGTACCCGGAGGGCATGGTCACATGGATGACCGCCTATCATGCCGGCATCCCGCAGCGTACGCGGGAATACCACGCCACCCTTGACCATGTGCAGCCTTTGCCGCCGACCAATGATCAGCGATATGGAGCCGCAGCGTTTTGGGGTGTGCTGGAAATTCAACTTTTTTTAACAGGAGACATTGATTGACCTATGAATTATGACGTAAGCATCAGCATTGGCACGACAGCGAATTTGAGCGGATTGAACAAGGCGCAGCAGGCCGTGGACGGTCTGGCCAAAGCTGCCGGCAAGGTTCCCGACAGCTTGCTGTCCGGGGGTGTGGGGGGAGCAATGGCCACGCCTGTTTATACAGGCAACGCATCCTCCAATGGCGGCATGTCCTGGCGGCTGGAGGGAGCGGCGGAACTGTCCAATGCCGTCAAGACGATGGACGGCGCTCTCAGGCAGGCGGGCAAGAATTTCACCGTGACCTCCCAGCGCTTGGACAGGAGTGCATCCTTGTTGTCCCGGAGCATCAGCACGCTTACTTCTCTGCCCGGCAAGCTGCAAGCCTGGGGCAGCAATACAATGCAGTCCTGGAACCAATTCAACGGCGGCCTGCAAAACCTCAAAAATGTGATCGGATTGGGTAAGCAGGCATGGGATCTTGGCTGGTCCATAGGAGAGTCGCTCAATGAGGCATTTGGCGTCAAGGCCAAGCAGATTGACGCCAAGCTGGCCGGCATCATCCAGGCAGCCCAGGACAAGCTGGCCCGCTGGCAGGATAGCATCAATTCCGCCCGCGCCCAGCACCGGGAGGACGCCTTTCTTAAACAAGAAGCCGCAGGTGTCAAGCAGGTCAATGACGCCTACGCCGCCCGGCTGCGCACCATTGAGGCCATTGACCGCAAGGCCATGGCCGGGCTGGAAATGCAGAAGAAACTGCTCCAAATTGAAAACGAGAAGAACCGCAGCATTGTCAACCAGCGCCGCATCCGGGGCGAGATTACCGAATCCCAGGCGCGGGATGAATTGGCCAGGATTGATGCCAAAGACGCCAACGAGCGCATGGATATTGAGCGCAAGCAGGCTGACCAGGCGGCACAGACGGCCCAGGCCAGGGCGGATGCCGCCGAGGAACGCTACCGTAAACTGTTGGAGTTTTCCCGTTCTTCTCAATCCAAGCAACTGGTGGAAGGATTGAAGCCGATCCAGGTCATGGAAGAGGCCGATGCCGCCAAGAGAGCGGAAGAAGACCTTGCTCGCTGGAAGGCAATCCAGCAACGCCAGAAGGATGCTCAAAAGAAAATACAAGAGGCCATTAAAGACCAGGCACGCGCCGCTACCATGCTGCCCCTGGCAGGCGCTCCGATCGCGCTGGCACGCAAACAGGATGAGGACCAGGCACGGCAGGACTATGAGGCCGCTGTGGCTGCCCAGCATGAATTCATGCGTGCCAAAGGGATGAGCTTTAACGAGACGGACAAGGGCAACGAGGAGCTTTTGAAAAAGAAGGTGGATCAGCACCGGCAGGCGCTGGGGAAATCATATGAGCGCATCAGTAAAACGGGGCTGGTAGGAGATTTGAACGGGATGAATGACGATGAACGGCTGGCCGAGTATGTTCGGATTTTACAGCTGGTTCGTTCGACTATTGATGATGACTCCGTCCGCCTGGAAGAAGCCCTCCGGGAAATGCAGGACGCCAGGCAGCAGGCGGCGGAAGCCAGTTCCAGGCTGAAGGGGGTACTGACGGAGCACCAGGCCCAGACGGCGGCCAACGAGGCCGTAAACCAGGAGACGGCCAAGACCAACGCCCAGCAGGATGCCGTGAAACATACCGATGTGATGGCCTCAGCCCTGGAAGACCGGCTCCGCAAAGAGATTGAAACCAAGCAACGGAACCAGGAGAAGCAGAAAGAGGCCCTGTCCAGAACCAATGAACGGCTGGATGCCAGCATGGGACGCTTTCAACGATATGCGGAGAGCTTTGAGGGCAATGACGCCTTGGCCGCCAAGCTCAAGCAGTTTTCTGATATTTTCGCGCGGTTGAAAGCACTGCCGCGCAGCGCCTGGAACAAGAAGGATTTGAAGGATGCCAAGGCGGCCGAGAAATTCGCCAAAGAACTTTCTGAGGCTGCCAAGCATTCAACCAATCAGGATGAAAAGGGGATTGCCCAGGCGGCTATGCAGGCCATTAAGGCTTGGCAGGATGCCATCAAGAAGGAACGGGCCATCAAGAAAAATGATAAGGAGTTGCGCAATCTGGAGCGCACTGCCCAGGATGTGGCCAATTTGTCCGGCAAGCTGCACGATGGCCAGGAGAAGGTGCTGGAGCTGGATGACTGGCTGGCCAGAATGCGTCGTAAGGTGCTGGGACGCTCCGGTGAGATCGCCAACAAGGAGCCGATAGGAGCGCTTCCGTACGCCGAAGAGATGTTGAAGAAGGTTCTTTCCGAACAGGGCGACGGGGGAACATCTGTAACTCAGGGCGAGCGCAAACTGCTGGAGCATCTTAAAAGCAGGCTGGAAAATGATGACCGCCGCCTGGAAGCAGGGAATGAGTTTAATGAGATGATCGGACTGATTGACCAGATTTTAACCAGGTATTCCTCCGCGCAGTCCGCCCAGGGCAAACTGTCTGGAGAAGTGGCCCGCCTCAAGGCGCGGCTGGATAAGATTGATTCCCAGGGGAAATTCGGACCACGCAGATGA